TTGCTGCCGTGAAAACGCCCATAGACATTAAAGTATATCGTGCCATTCTAAGCTGTGCGAGTTGTCGTCTTAAAGCAGCCTTATCTTCATTCTTAAAATCCTCTTTTGTTTTATCTTCATCTTTCATTAATTAGCTACTGCTTCCTCAACTTCATCAGGCTCAACGCTTTTAATTAAGGCATTGGTAAACCCTTGAAGGCTGACTTCAAATATTTGTAGCTCTGCTTTCAAACTATTGGCTTTCGCCTGACACACCTTAATCTGATTAATGATATGTTTTTGTTCATCAGACATAGTATCTACATCGTGATCTGTGCCATTTATTTTAATTACATTATCTACCATGGTGTACCTGTTCCTCTTGTTGGTGTTTTACTTTCTGTTATTTGTGCATCTATAGATGTTTCAATCGCTGTTACTTCATCTGATCCAAGCAATGCTTTTACCCATGTTATACAGTTTGCTTGAGTTACGTCAGCGTAAGTTATGAAAGAACCAGATGGGTCTGGACAAGCGATTGCACCATACCGATTACCTGAGTGATATACAGCATCTTCGCCACTACCTATAGTTTCAGTATCACTGCAACTCCAATGAATAGTAGATATTTGATTCGTTCCTTTAGAACCATTTACTGTGTAATCTACAGAATTAATTTTCCATGTTACTGCCATGCTCTACTCCTATGAAGGTTTGGTCGGAAAGTCTACGTCAGGAAAGCCTGACTGTGCAGGGAGATCACGCAAAGCCTGACGGTATGTCTTCCAAGCATCTGACATTGTTACGTCTGACCCTGCCATCCAATCTGTTTCTTGTAATAAAGCATTACGTTTTGTACGAGCCATTTGGCTTCCAACTCTTAATGCAAGAGCTGCTTGTTCTTCGTCTGTTGGAATATCCCAATCAGGTGTATACTCTACGCCATCTTTATAATGTTTACCCATTTATTGAACCCTTCTATATTGACGAATAATACCATTTATATTGCCACTACCTGCTGGAAATATTTTTAATGTTGTAACTTGATTAGTTTCTCGTATTAGACCTGAAGAATAATTTCTTAAAGCGGTTGTTGTTCCAGTTCCATTTGAAATTTCGATGTCAAATTTTGCATATTTACTAGTGGCTTGATGGTAACGCATAAATCCATGTCCATAAATTGCGTCATTAGTTGTAGTAAAATTGTCTTGTGAGAGTGTTACTTCAGTTGAGTTTAACCCTGCTGAAGCGTGACTGCCACCGCTTGTGAAATAAAAATAAGCTACTCTGAAATTTGCATCTCCATAACTTCCAAAACCAGAATCTCCTGCACCCTTTGCTTGAAGAGTAATACCACCAGTACCAGATGTTCTAGAAAGGTTTTCAAAAGTAAAATAAAAATCTCTATCGTAGCTCACAGTAAATTCAGCAGAACTTGCACCCGACATAGTTGTAGTTCCTACAAGTTCGTACATACCACCACCGCCTGCATCAGCCCATGAAGGTGCTGAACTAGCACCACCAGATGTTAGAACTTGACCAGATGTTCCATAGTTTGCACCCCCAATACCAACTTGCCCTGCTGCACCCAAATTAAATGTATGATTATTTGTGTTTGTATAAAATTCAAGAGTTTTAGTATTCTGAATTATCATAGCATTTATAGTAGTACCGTTATTGTCATAAAAAGCCAAAGTACCTTCATCGGCTGACCCATTGTTTCTACCAATAATACCTATTCCTGTTGCTGAACTATTTGCTTGAACAGTTAAAGGTGAAGAAGGGCTAGTTGTGCCAATCCCAACATTACCTGTACTAAGAATACGCATTTGTTCAACAAGGGTTTGATTAGCGCCAGCGCTCACTGAAGCAGCAGAATAAAATAAAATGTCATCGCCCATTTGAATTAATTTCCCTGCACCAGCAGAAACGGCTACATAATTAGAACCATCAAAATAGGTATTTTTTGCAAATCCATTATGGCTTAAAGAATAGTCTTGTGTTCCTACCGTAAGATAAGCAGTGTTAGCAGCAGGGATTGAACTTGTGCCAATCCCAACATTGCCAGAATTGTCAATACGCATACGTTCTGTGCTATTTGTTAATAATCTAATATTAGCGTTTTCACGCTGAATAAAATATGCGTCTAAATCATTTGCACCCCCTGCTGATACCCCAAGAGTAAAACCATCGCTAGAACCTGATCCTGTTTCATTGCTTGTTAAATGGATGTTACTATCTGTATCGTCCGTTGATGTATGCACATGAAGAGGAGATCGACCAAGTGAAGTAATCCCAACGCCTAAAGTTCCACTGGATAATGCACCTGTGGTTGTAATTGTAGAAGAGCCTATGTTTATATTTCCAAACCCAGATGTTATAGAGCCACTATCTAAAGCACCTGTACTTACAAGGTTAGGCATGGCAGTAATTTCATCGTCCAGGTAAGCAGAAAGCGTTTGAACCGTAATTTGCTTCATAGTTCCAGCATCATTGATTGGGATTTGATCTCCGTCAACAACCGTGATTGCACTAGCAGAAGTATCACCATCGGCAACAGCGTTTAGTTCTGTGCCTGTTGCGTTAAGTCCTGTTACGTTATTTGCAGACCCTGCAACAGAATCTACGTAGGCTTTTACACTTTGTTGCGTTGGAATAAGCGTTGCTGAATTTGATGACATATTATCTTCATCGACAAAAGCTGTAGCCGTTATCGTGCCGTCAGACAAACTTCCAAAGGTAACTGTGCCTGTCGTTGTAATAGCTGACGATCCATTATCTATCGAACCAAAACCAGAAGTTATACTACCGCTATTTAATGCACCAACACTTGTTGTACTTCCACCAATATAAGTATTCAATGTTGTCAAAGCGACTTGCTTCATCGTGCCGTTATCGTTGACAATAATTCTATCAGCGTCAGCAAGTGTAACAGATGAAGCGGAATTGCCACCGTCCATAATGTTAAGTTCTTCTGGAGTAGATGTAATCGCAGTTGTTGTTACGGCTGCAAGCAACGGAATATAACCGCCCTGGTTAATTAAATACTGCGTTCTGTCAGCAGTAGGATCAACAATACTTAAAGTTGTTTCGTGGTCATCTGCCGTAGCTCCCTCAAAAACTACAGCGTTTTGTGCGTTCATCGTAACCGTATCAACAACGGTTGTTGTGCCACCTACAGTCAGATTACCTGTAATTGTAAAGTTTCTTATTCCTGTGTAATCTTTGTCAGAATTTAATATTACAGCTTTAGAAGCGACCGCTGTACCTACTGCTGTACTACCTATGTCTAAGGCATTAAGCTCTCCTACCACAGCCGTAATACCGTCCAGGGCGTTTAGTTCCGCAGCCGTTGCCGTCACACCATCAAGAATATTTAACTCCGCAGCCGTGCTTGTAACGCCGTCCAATATGTTTAACTCTGCTGCCGTAGATGTAACACCATCTAAGATATTCAGTTCCGCAGCTGTAGAAGTCACGCCATCTAATATATTTAACTCTGCTGCTGTAGAAGTTACAAGCGTACCGCCAAGTTTTAAACCGTTTGTTCCATCGTGACTTGCTACATCAAAATCATACGAACCATCAGCAAAAGTTGTGTTACCAGTAATTGTAATTGTAGAACCATCAGCCGTAATACTGTCTAAAGCGATGTTGCCAACATTCGTAATATCAGCATCACCAAAGGAAGTTGCCGCTAATGTCGTTGCGCCAGTTACACCAAGCGTACCGCCAACAGTCGCATTTACATCAACATCAAGCGTATCAATGTGCGCCGTTCCATCAATGAACATATCTTTAAATTCAAGCGATGTTGTTCCTAAGTCTACATCGTTATCGGTGATAGGCACGACTGCACCATCAACAACCTTTACCTGGTTTGCTCCCCCTGCTTTGACGATAACAGTATCAGCCGTTCCAAAGTCGAGTTTGTTATTTGCATCACGGCCAACCACCAAACTTGAATTAAGTATCGATGTTATATCTGTCTGCGTTGTAATTAAGTTTTGAACAATTAAAGACCACTTTGCTGAATCTGTGTTTGTCGTAAGAGGCTGAGATCCAGAACTTGTGTGGGCAGTAATACATATAAACACATTGTTTGTGCTTGTGTCCTTTACCAAATCCCTAACAACGTAGGCCGTAGAAGCTCCCCAATCGCCTTTAAATGAGCCTAGCTCCTGGGCTACAGATAACTCGCCACTGCCATCAAAACTTAACAACTTATTTGCCCGGTCTGTTGCGGAATTTGTAAATTCTGTGGAAGTCATCGTGTTTGAAGGCGATAACTTAATAGCTTTTGATATATCTTCATCATTTTGCTGAATCATCATAACTATTTTGTCTAACTGATCTTCTATCGAACTGGACGGAAAACTCGAATTGGCAACCAAATCCAATTCTTGCACCGAAGATTTTATGCGTCTTAATGTTAATGTTTCCCCGGAAGCCGGAGCCGTACCCATTGTAACATTACCACCGCTAGTTTCTCCTATCCCTGACAAACTATAATGAGTCGTTAGCGATTTCACGGTTTCCGTACCAGTTGAGGATCGCAAAATAACTTGCATATCGGCTGCAGCAAATATTTTGAACGAATACGCAAATACGGTGGTTGAGCCGTTTCCATTAAAAGAAACAGAATTGGTCGTGCTACTAATGGTCATAGTTTATTCCTTATTCAAATTGTATATTTTGAATTGCGTTTGAGGGATCGGGAGCGCGTGATGGTGTCATTTCCCCTGGTCGCCACCAGTATTGAGTTCCGTAATCGCGGGAGGCGGATCGTTCTTTTCTTCTCCATTTTTTACCTACCTTTGGATCTGCCATTTGAGCCATCTGGTCAAAAAGTTGTCGCTCTAAAGCAAGCCTTAAATACCAAATATTATTTCCAGGCGTGTATCTACGGACAAAATCAACCGCTTCACTTGCAGCTTTTGTGTCTTTACCATCAGCAAGTTCAAAAATATTTCCCACCGTTAGCTTTGCAACATCACTTACTAACCCGGCAACAGGACCACCGATGGTTGTTTCAATACCACCGCCAAAACGGTTTACATCTGTAAATAAAAAGTCTCCATATATTCCAAGCCCTCCACCCTGGAGCAGCGCAGAACCCCAAAACTTTGCCATTGTTTCCGGATTATCCATTTCTCTTGGATCTCGTCCTTTGGCGATTTCCTTCATTTGCATTGCAAACGCGCCAAAAACTGTGGAGCCAATAATTAATTGCGCCATGTGATTGCCTTTTTTACGGCGAACCATATCTTCCACAGCACGAATTAAATGTGTATTAATAATAGTCACACCAAAGTTTTTATACATAGCAAAACTTCGTAAAACTTCTCCGGAGAATGAACCTGGTTTACTATCCCCGGTAAGCCATAATTTACCTCTCGTTGACGAACTTGGAACAGCAAAATTTGTTTCTGTGTTTATCATTTCTAAAACACGCGTACCAATTTCAAATCCCTGGTTTCCAGTTAAATCTGTTCTTGATACCAGGTTTTCTGCAGAGAAAAACGTAGCACCATTATCCTCAAGTAGTTCCGTTGATCGCATTACATTCCATTTAGATTTATCTATACCATAGCGATCAAAAGTAAGTTTTAATGGTTTTGGTAATTCATCAAAGGTTTTACCTACATTATCGGCAAGTGTTCCTAAAAACTCCATACCAAACGCCCATCGCCCGGCCTGTGTCCAGGGCGATAATAAAGAAACGCGTAGAACTCCATCCGCTATTCGTCTTGTAACTTCTGGTCCACTTATATCGCCCATATAGCGCATTTGCGCGCTTGCTAGACTTGTCCACCCTTCTGCAATTAAACCGAGCCTGGTGGCTAATTTACCGCGTTCCTCAAGGCCAACCGGGTTCATGTAAGACATAACTTGTTTTAAAGTATTAACCTGGGATAATCCCGAAAATTGCCTGGCTAAAAGCTGCGTATTCATATCAGAAAAAGCAGTAAAGAAAGCGGATCCTAATTGTGATGCTGTTAATAATTGACGCGTACCGGCTAATGTATTGGCCCAAAATCCATCTAAAGGAGCGTTTAAAGTTCCATTAATAGATTTATAAAATTGTTGCATCCTATTAATAGCTTTACCGGCTTTGTCTTTGTTTTCCGGGCCGGCTTTTTTTCTTAAATATTGATTAACATAATTCATTGTTGCCGTTGGGTTTGGACCCATACGCTGCATGATTGCTATATCTTTTGACATGCTATCAATATGGCCAAGCATATTATCAAAAGCATTAGGATTACCGAATTTATCCTGGTATTCCATCCAATTATCAGCATCTTTAAAAACTAGGAATCTGTGATCTTGTCTCCTGTCACCCAGGCTTTTACCCATTCTTGCACCCGAAGGACTTATTTTATTTAATCCTTCCTGTGAAATTGTTGTGTAAGTTTCTGCTAATTCAATTCTTAAAGAACCCTCATTCCAGGGTAGACCAGTTCTTTCATCAATCATTTTTGTTTGATCTAAACGATTAATGACAAAATTCACCCATTCGTCTTTTGGCACTTTTCTAACTTGAACAGAGTCATGGATTTGAGGCATCCCCCAATCAGAGCGACTTGGTATTGCTCCACCGGCTTCATTAAATTTTAACCTTAAAAACTCCGCAGCTTCTTTCCAGGCTTGAGCCATTTCTCTTGCTGATACATCTTTGGTATCCTCACCAAAAACTTCACGAACCATATTTTTTAATTTAGCTTTATTGCGTACAGAACCCGCTACATTTCGACGAAAACTTGCAAGAACATTTGTCATTTTTCCCTGGGCTATTTGTTTAATTGCAAATGCTTTTTGTTCGGCAGAACTATAGGTTCCAAAATTATCATTAACAAGCAGAGCTTCCGCACCCGCAAACACATTCTCTTTGCCGGTCATTGTGCGATACCCTTCAATATCTAACACAGCATTTCTTTGAGCGTCAGCCTGGAGCAATGTTCTTCTGGCTTTTTCTTGTTTTTGTCTTTTTACTGCAGCAAGCGTATTTATAGCAGCCTGGGCTGCAGCAGCAGCGCGCGGAGAGTTTTTTTCATAGGAAGCCTCTAATTCATCAAAAAGGCCACGAATTTCCGCAGCCTCTTGTTCTGGTATGATCCCTTCGGCCACACCATCGTCCACACATTTTTTAAAACTCATACCACGCAATACTCCAATCGCTTGACAATATTCTCGTCAAGATCCAATTCTTCTTTTACTTGTCTAAGAGTTTTAAGTTGGGAAGTTACTTCACCGGTATTGGTATCAAGTTGATCTTCAAGAGATACCTCAAAGTCTAAACCTTCTTGTGTCTCTGTTTCAAGAATTTGACCGCTTGTGCGATCAACAGTTGATGGTTCTGTTCCGAATGTAACTCGCCTCGGTTTTCCGCTTCGATCATGTCGAAATCGAAATCCCTCCAGGATTTTTCTTGTATCTTCGATGATGAAGGGTTCTTCTCCGAAAGGCCCATTGTTGTCGATTTCGATGAAGCCATCGGCATCTCCTTTCTCTCTTATAGATATATATGTTTGACTTGGATTGTCAAGTATCCCACTTGCATATTTTACGTTTATTAAGCGTCCTGTTTTTGCAAAGCGTAAAAACATACGCTTCATTGCTTCTTCGGGCGAAACTTTCATATTCATAACAGTTACATCGTACCCGGCATCTTTAAAGTTTTGAATCGATTTTTGTATAGATTTTAAATTGTCACCTACTTTTGGTAAAACTATGTTATTTCCCATAGCTATTTGAGCGTTAAGAATAGACTTACCTATAGCGCTACTTTCTTCGTGAACAGCGTTTGCACCAACCCCGGCTGCAAATTCTGGCATAACTTTTTTAACTTCGTCACTATCAACAATCGCAGCGCCGTATTTTACAGCGATTGGATTTGCAAGTGTACTTTTCCCGGCAGCCGGCGCGCCAAGAACAATAACTGCTTTCTTTTGGCGTTTAATTAAATCTTTAGAAAACGGTATGTTCATTTCATCCCAGGCTAAACTTTCAGCATTTACCAAAAATTTATTAATAGCATCTGAATAACCTTTTACCGGACCATCTTTAAAATTAAAAACCCGGTTTGCGTTCCATTCCGCGCTACCATAGCCAGGCATTTCGCTTGTTAAAGGCATTTCATTTTGTTGTTCTAATGCTCTAATAACGGCCGGATGCTGCCCTATTTCATCAAGTTCAGCACCACTATCTATTAACTGAATAAGATTGTCTCTTTCCATTTCTTCGGCAGAAAACTTTTCTTCTTTCATTTGAGCAGTTTGTTCTTGAGATCCTTTTCCTCCTGGTTCGGAAAACTTTTCTAAGTCTGCGCTTGCCTGGCTTGGCTCTTCTTGTAGTTGTAAACTTTGGCCTGTATTTTCATCAAATCGTCCAGGGCTGCGTCCAATCTCCCTTGCGAAATCGCCATCTGATATTGCTCTTTCGATAGCTGTGGAAAATTCGTCTGTTGCTTTTGTGAGACTTTTTGTGTCTTTAAAGATTTTGGCTGCTTTCGTAAGCTCATCTGATAATACCCCTTTTCGATTGGCCAGGCTTGAAAGACCTTGTAAAATCATATTATCCTGGTTAAGCAGCCGTTCATTGGCTGTTTTAGCTAAAACATTACCGGCAGACTCAACACGCCCGGCTTCTCTTGTAAGTGTAGAAAACACTCTTTTATTCTGCTTTAGTTTTTTAATAACATTCTGCAAAACTTTTGCGCGTTCTAAATAAACACTTTCCTGTAAAACTTCATCGCCAAATAAACTTGATTGTGTCGTTGCGTCAAAACCTTCTTCGCGTATTTGCCGTACAATTTGTTCAGCCTGGCCTCGGTCAACGCGCCTACCTTGCGTTTTTAAATTAGCCAGGACTTTCATGGCTGCAAGTTGTTGTCCTGGTTCATCCAGTATTTTTCCAACCTCTGCAGCAATATTAAAGTCTACTTTTTCATTGACAACCATTCCCCAGGCATCACCTTTTAACTTACCAATTCCTTGAGCCATCATAGCCAGGGCTGATTTTGGTGGTAATCGTGAAAATTCGTCTGGTGCTTCTCTAAAGATTTTAGCAGCATCGAGCGGGGTTCCTGTTCCCTGGGCGATATTTTTAACCGCAGCGCGCACCCTGGCCATTTCTGGAGTTACACCATCAGCTTCCCGGTATACCATTGCGTTGAGAATTATATTTGCGTCTGGTTGCTCGGATCGAAGTCGTTTGGCCAATCCTAATCTTTGGTGTCCATCTGCAATGAAAGCCCGGCCATCACGATATTCATAAACCGAAATTATACCGGCTAAATCTTCATCCCAGGTTGTTACTCCTTTTAATCGTTCCGTAACTCCAAATTCATCACCATCACTTTTAAACTGAAATGTTTTTGCATCGACCTCTATTTCGTCGGGATCATACTGTTGAAACATAGAACTTTTACGGTCAAGCGCGCTAGTTTTTACAGCCGATATAGGCGTGTTTGGCGTTGTTGGAGCAACATTATTTGCAACAGCTATATCTGCTTCTTGTACTCTTTTTTGATGTTCAACATTACTTACAATAGGCGAGTTTTCGGAGTGTTCAACAATATCTAATACTTGTTCTGCAGCTTTATTTGCCGGACTATTTTTACCCCCGCGTAATAACTCCAACCCTTTTTTCATTTGTTTGGCGGTTAGTTTTATAGTTTTACCACCGATTTTAAGTGTTCCGGAAAAAACTGCACCAAACAAAGCAGCGTCACGAACGGCCCGGTTAAAATCTTCCTGGGTATATTCAGCGCCTATTTCCTTATACCAATCCCTTACTTCTGATTGCACTAAAGTTTCTGCACCCGCATTAATCATTGCTTCTTGTAACATTACACCAAGCAAAGTTTTTGCAGAAGTCATTGGAAGTGTAGCAGCCGTTACAGCTATATTAACAGGATCCGTTATATTTGCTCTAAATCCACCGGCAAAAGAACCTATTTTACCCATAAAAGTTTTATCAGCTTTGTTAAAATCCTCAAATTCTTCAAGAGCATCCCTGGATATTTGTTTTGTTTGTTCCTCTACAGATTCAATACTAATATCTAAGAGTGTAGGATCTTTACTTTTAAGTTCATCTTTAAATTCATTGATAGTGTTAATTACTTTATTTGCAGCGTTATGATAATTTTTTAAAAACTTTTTTTCTGTTTCTTCCGGTAATAAAAAATCTATACCAATGCTTCCATAATATTCCGGATTTCTTAAATTTAACCCTTCAAAATTTGGATTGTCTGCACTTTCTATAGCAACCGCCTCAAGGCGCTCTATGGTGTCAGCCCATATTTCTTTTGCATTATTATGACGCGAATTACCCATTTGGGCTTCTTGCGCTGCTTTTACTGATTGCCTAAAGTTTTCTGCAAATCCTGTACTTGCTTCGGTTTTTGGTTGAAGCGTAAAAAATCCTTCTGGATTGCTTGGATTAATTATGCTCATTAGTTTTGTGTCCTTTCGACAAACTTAACTAACGCGCTTAAATCAACCTTTAATACATTACCTTCGGCATCTGCAAGAACAACACCTTCATCAACAAAAATATATTGTCCAGGAGCAAATTTTAAAATGTCAAATTGTTCATTGCGTATTTCCTCAAATAAATCTGGATCAAATGCTGATACATCAATGCCTTGATCTTCCAGGGCAGCCGGTGGAAATAACTCTAAAGCCTCCGATACTTGCTCACCAGAAACATCACTTGGCGCAAGAAAATATTTTTTGTTGTATTTTTGTAAACCACCAGTATTTGTGTTTTTATTTAGGCCGGTTACAGCAATAATAGCATCTTCAATATCTCTTGGACGCGGTTGCAGATTTGTACCGCTTAATAAATAATATCGTGCATTTTGTTGAATGGCAGCAATATCCTCTTGAGAATAAAAACCATCCGGAAAAACATCACTAAATTCATCTGCAAATTCTTCTGCAATTATTAATGGCGTAATTGCTGTGGGATCCACCGCACTTGTGTTATTTTTTTCTTTATCCATCCCAACAAGAATACGCTTGAGTGTATCACTCGTTCCCCCTGCGCCATATAACCCGGCTATTTGGGTAAATTGAGCATCATTAAAACCAAGCTGTTTAAATATATCTTTTGCTGCTGTTCCCCATTGGCGTTCTAACCCGCCAAGAATATCCATTTTTAAATTAACATTTCCGTCGTAAAATTGATCTTTTAATAAACTGACTTCTTGATTTGTAAGATAAACAACCTCTGGTAACTGGTAACGATCTTCGGCCCTTAATGCTGCTTTCTTTCGCATTGAAATAGCATTTTGATTTCCTAATCCATCTTGCAAACTTGCGTGCGTTAAATCAAGTTGTCCAATATCGGTTTTTTCAGTTTTAGCAAAATGATTAAGCGGATCTGTACTTATTCCGTCATTGTTTTTCTTTTGAAACTTCTCAAGGTAATCTATAGCAAATTGAGTATTTTCGTTTTTTTGTGCTTCTGGTCCAAGCGCGTATAATTCCCGTAATTCCTGGGCTATTTCCGAGGGTGTGGCTCTTGCAAGATTTTTATTAAGCGATTGCGCTATTTGTAGATTTTTATATTCTCTACGAAAGTTTTTAATTACTTCTTCGTTTTCTGGAGTTACTTCAAGAGAATTTACAAGGTCGTTAGCGTCCGTAATAGTTTGTAATGTATCATCATCAAGATCATATCCGTTGGCTAATCTGTCTGAAATAATTGTAGTAATGTCAGTTGTTTGGCTTTTTATTGTTTTTCTAAGGGCTGTTAATTCTGCTTCTTTTTCTTTTTTAATGGCCTTTTGTTGAATAGCCTCTGCTTTTTCCATAGCAGTAGGACCATAGATTTCATTTATTATTGTATCTGTGTTGCCAAGCACTTGCGCCTGGTCAACCGGATCCAAGTCTCTTAAAAGAGTTAATGGGTATCGTAATTCATTCATTAACGCAGCTTCTTCCGGATTGCCTATCATATCCGGCGCGCGTTTCATTCCTGGGTTATCTCTAATAAGTTTTCGTATTGTATCTAAAGTTTGCAATTCACGATTAGGATTGCGAGTGATAAAATCCGTTATGCTTTTACGAGCCAGGGTTTTTGTAAGATTATAAATTGTATCTTCAATAGAACCTGGTTTTACCAATCCTTTTTTTAGTAAGTCCTCACCTTCCCTTACAATTCTATTACGTTCAAGAATAAAATCTTGTTCCGTTATATCGTAGGTTCCCAACCGGTCCTCAAGCTGCTTTACCCCAAGAACATAATTATTAACTGATTTTACATCAATTTTTTGGTCAACCTGGTTTCGCAACCAAAACCTATGTTGCATTTCAGTTTGTTTACTTTTTAAGTTAAAAGTATTTTGACTGTATTCATCATTACGAATAATTTTTTTATACTTATCTGTAATGCGTTGTACTTCTTGGCTCCATATTGGATTATCGCCATCAAGAACATTATCTATATCATCACTGTCAGCTAATTCCCTGGAACGAGTGTAAAGTTCTTCCTGTATTCCAAGATTAGCTTCATTAAGCAAATTATCCCTGGTAACTTCAAAACGATGTTTAGCATACTGGCCAACAGCCGAAAGAGCGGTATTTGCTACTTCTGCTTTAGCTAAAGCTGCATTAACAAAAGGTTGCGGGTTTTTACGCGCAGTAATGCTTGAACCAGGCGCTTGATTGGTTGCCGTTGCTCTTGATGTATAAAGAGGTATTTTCAAATAAATGTACCTCCCATAGCCTTATATCCTTGAGCAGCGCCCGAAAACGAAGCAAGTAATGATGATGTGCCTTGAGAACGTAATGAGGCATACTGCGCGCCACCCTCCATTCGCATCAATTCAGCGTTTAACTTTGAGCTTTCTTTTTGATCTTCAAGCTGTTGCAAAGCTGTAGCTGCATTAAATTCATCAACAGATTTTTCAAAATTAAATTCGTTTGCATTTTTTCTTAAATTAACAACCGGCGTTCCCTGGGCTATATCAAAACCAGAAAAAGCTGTTTGTGCTTTTACCGTTCCTTGCAGAGCCTTAAATTGCAATCCTTTACGAATTTTTGTAACGGCAAAATTACGTTTAATAACTTCTTGCTGTTGACCAAGTAATTCAGCATCCCGCTCTATAAGAGTTGCATTAAATTCTGCAGCTTCTTTAGCAGCAGCAGCAGCTTCTTTATAAGCCTTATTTTGATTTATGCCTTGTAGTAATGAACTACCGGCAAAAAATAGTGGGAGCAAATTTGCAACCATACTTTAATCCTTATATGTCGTAAGTATTCATGCGCGGATAAAGCGCTAGAATAGTCATAGGAAGTGGCTGCGTTTGCTGAACATACAATCTATCGCCATCTTCAAAACCACCACTAAATTCAACATCTTTATCCCCGGTAAATAAAGGAACGGCTGTGTCCATACTCATACTAGAATCACGAAATGGAATCCTATCCACATTGGAAGAAGAACTACCAATTTCTATTCCTACAGTTCGATGAAGCCGAAGAGTAACACCATGTATTCTTTTTGGTTTTCCCTGACTTACTCCGTCCTGAGATCCCGATTCAATGCGTAAAGTCTGCATAGCACTTGTAAATTCTAAACCAATCGCAGCCGAAGTTGTAGATACATCCATAGCCAAAGCACCGGCCGAAACGGTTTTATCTGGATGACTTGCACCATTAGCCAGAACATCCAAAGTTTGACCTTCAAGATGATACAACGCTGAAAATGATGTAACCGCAGATCCAGAATAAGATAATCCCGAATCCACAAAAAATACGCTTGTTGTTTCTGTTCCAAAATCAAAAGTTTTAAGGCGTTCCACATAACGCTTTGTTTGACTATTAATTGTTCTTTTAACAATCATGTAAAGTTCATCCTCACCACTATCCGTAGGCAAGGTCGCTATACTTTCAACCATTCCATGAGTATAAGTAGCAGAAGAAAAACTTTCATGTGTGCCGGTATACGTTCCACCTAATTTATGTTTATGCCAGGCAACAACATTTTCTTCTCTTCTGTATGTCATTCCAAGAAGAACACCATCTTTACGAATAGCCCATACAATCGAGTCAGGTTCCTGTTGAAAGGCAAACTGCGTTAAACCATTTTCCGTTATATGTTCCGCAAGAATTGTAAGATCCGGAGCCTGGTAGCCCGAAGTATTTACATCGCCAACAAAACGAAACTCTCTTATTTTTCTTAATCCACGCTGTAGAAATAGCGTTACATCCGCAACCTGGATAGGTTCTACATTGGCACTTCCATAGTTGGAATACTTACGAATAAGAGTAGTTGTAGGCGTAACCGGGCCATCATTTGTTGTTGTGACTACATATTCACCGCCACTTGTACCAACCGCTAAAACACGCGTTGATGATAAATACCGTATAGAATTAACCTGTGTACTCGCAATGGTGTAGATCAATGCGTCATCGTCATTGGTTCCAACAGTAAAGTTATCGTAATCGCCATTTTTAGAAAACCACAAAGTCTGCGGATTGTTATTACTTCCACCAAAAACTAAGCGCTGTTCAAAAAATGTAACCGTTGCCGGGTAATTATTAGAACTTGCTAATCCTGGACTTGGAGATCCCGCTATTGAAATAGTAGCAAAGGTCCAGGAAGTGTGGCTTGATCTTGTTAAAGTACGCGCTGCATAACTTGGATGAACGAAATACATCGTGTCAGCCGATTGAACAAATCTAAGATCAAACAAATCATCTTTATCATAAGGCGATACAATCTCAAGTATTCGATAAGCAGAACCACCGGAAGTATATGTCGTAAAGTTTGTGGTATTTATCGCAACATCATAAAGATCCGTAAGCGTAAATGTATTTGTGGTTACATTAGCAACCCGGTAATTACGGCCATTAAGTTCCGTCATTCCCGCTACACTATCTATATAAATTTCATCACCGTTTGAGTAACCATGCGAAGTTGCTGTAATTACTCCTGGACTAGCTTTTGTTGCAGCCGAAATAGTTTTTGCTGCTTCTATAACAGCTTCGCCATTTCGATATACTCTAAAATATTCATCACCAAATTCTAATATATAAGTGTCGGAAGTTTTAAATTGAAATGGAATAAGTCTTGTTTTATTTGCGCTTGTTTTTACTTCTCCTAAAAATTGTGTGCCTGGGCGCCTTGTAACACCGCCATGAGGTTGCGAAACCATATTTGTTAATTCTGATAAGCCTTGAGAATATTTCTCTAGTGAAACACGGCCTTCTAGCTTTGGACTAATTTCTCCGGCTTGAAAACTTTGTAAACCAGGAGCAGATCGTGCCACTAAAAACGACTTTCAATAAAATCACTAGCTTCCACTTTCATAGGCGCACCTTCGGTTGCGTCTGTAAACCGCGCCTGTTTAATTTTATCTTCATACAAACTTCGCATTTGCTGTATCATTGAAGTTGATCCGGTTATTTTATAACAACATTCCATTGCTAACCGGGCTGCCAGGGCTTCAATAACATTTGCGTCAAGTTGGTTTGGATCCGTAACCCGCGCTATATATTTAATTTTAGCCGTATCTTCGTCTGTTAATAGTTTCTTACCTTCGATAACATAAACTGCACCACCACTATTACTTATCATATTATCCTGGGGATAGGTTAATGTACCGTTTGTAAACTCTAATACTCTTAAAAAATCAGCCGGTAATGCGTATTGGTGAGCATAACCAAAAGCCGGAGTTGTTGTTTCCTGACCTAAATCAACCCTGGATATAAGACAATTCCAGGGATGAGAGCGAAATACATCATCACGAACATTGTTAAAACGCTGATTTATAACCCTTGCAGCATTAGAATTTTCATCTAAAGAAGTAATAGTTGTTGCGCCTAAAGAAGTTAAGGCCGTATTAGCAATGTCTACATCAGATGCCATGAATTTCTCCTAAGAAAGAGAGGGCAGTTTCCCGCCCTCTCATGTATGTTTTAATCAAGCACATACTCCATTTGAACAACGATAGTTCCTGTTCCGGCAGCACCCGCAAGGGTTGCCGTAACAACATAACCATCTTCATCCGCATCAATGACAGTATTGCGTCCAAGCGCTACCGTTGCAGCTATATCAACAACCGTTAAGGAAGTTGAAGCAGCAGCAGCCTTAAACTCATCTGCATCCAAAGCAACAGAAGTTCCCGCAGCCGTTTTATAAGCAGCGTGACCGACTGATAAAGTTGTTGATGAACCAAGCGCATCATGTGAAAGTTCACCCCGAATGATGCGAGCGCCATTCGGAAGCGTAAACATTTCAATGACTTCATCGGCTGCCAAAGACGACGCTTCGTATTCACCTCTTGCATAGCGAACTCGACCACCAAACTGATTGGTCTTGTTCATTACGACAGGTTCGGCGCGAGAATTAGTTCGCTCTATTGAATATACAGTACCCATTTCTAGCTCCTTTCCTACTCGTTACATAGAATTTGAATGACTTTGGCTTCTTCCATCCTTGTGGAGCCAATCGTCTGTGAATAATAGATTTGAGTTGAATAACTCTTATCTGCTCGCTCGTCGATTCTCGCTACCGGCTCCTGGCCAACAGCAAGTTTCATCCCATCCATTGCCCAGGCGTAACACTCACGCGATGTGCCATCGTCTTTTAAACGATTGGAAACGATAAATTTGAAGCCGACGAAGGTGTCCACCGTTCCTTGAACGAGCGCCTTGACAGTATTGAAATCAGAACTTTGAACAGCCGTCGTGTTCAACAAATCTTCAATTTGTTCGGGCGTTACAACAATGTATCGTTGAATGGACGGATCCACACTTCCCTGGTCAAGTTTCTTCTTCGCGGTTACGAGTTTAGCAATCGTAAGCCCTGCAGAACCATGAGCAATAATATTGCCGGCCGGTAATGATGTTGAAGTTGTGCCATCTTTACCAGTTTTTGCAGAAGCATTAAACGCATCAATAATTACGTCATCCATTGCTCTTCCCATGCTAAAAGCTGCAGCACGACTATAGGTACTCGTGGGATCCGCGAGTAATCGAACCTTATCTTGGGAGTCGATTAGATCTGCGTATTCATAGTCTTGTAGTGTCACCATTCGTCTTGTCATTTATGTTCGCTTTGGATCGCTAAACCAAAACCGTTTCTAAAAACTGCTATATATTTCTATATAGATCAGACTATATCACCATCCGCTTGGGATGCTCTGCGCTTCGGGCTGCTTAGCCCTACTCCTAAAAAGGATAGTCGTTGCACCTTCCTGGCTTACACCAGGCTTGGATCAGGATTACCATATTATTTCTAACTTAGGCTTCCCCTGAGTTCACAGAGTTTGCAAAGTATATTACTATACTAGGCCACTAAGATTAATGGGGGGTGTCCATGAGTGGTGTATCACTATGTCTTGATGTGCGGGCTACGGCTGCTGCCGATCCCACCTGGTCGAAAAATGCTTTCTCACCATTAACGGATTCCGTATCTACGGTCGAGCGCAAAAGGGAACCTTGCTGTTGAGATAGCATTGTAACATTTGCCGAGAATTGATTGACAAATGCAGTTGTAATAGTCGTTGACATTACAATCTCCTTGCTATTTTAAATTGAAAGTTTTTCGCGTCTGATTATCCCGAAGGGTCGGACTTACCGATAAGGACGGTCAATTCCACTTGGCACACAAGTTTGGTGTCGTAGGGCTTTCGCTTGTCTACTATACAGAGCTAATTAAGGGTTAATTAACTCTTGTAATTCTAATGCTCGGGCAACATAGGCTTTATGTTCCGGATGGTATTGATCCCAATATGGACCCTGTGTATCCTTTACAATTTCCTCTCGTTCCCGAAATGCTTGATCTGGAGTTTTAATAAGAGAAGTTTGTTCTCCAACCAAAGTATCCTCGCTCATACTATCTGCGAGTTTTTCAAACATCATTATGATTTCCGGCATATCACCGAGAACCCGGCCATCTGCCAAAAGCGTATCTTCAAATAAAGGAATAACTTCTTGTTTTACTGTTTTTCCATTATCATCGAGGACTTCGCGCACTTCCGTAGGTAATTCTGAAAAAGCAGCACTCCTGGCGCGGGTCATTTTCTGGTCAAAAGCTGCTCCCCATTCTGTTTCCAGGGCTTGCAATCCCTCATTCCGGGCAGCTTGCGCTCCTGTATTATACTCGTTTTCGCTTTCCTGGCTTGCGTTTGCCAGGTATTCAACCATTTGATCGGCCTGTCTACCGGTTAATCCGGCATCATAAGCCTGTTTTTGAAAGACTGTAAGCGCTTCGGGTTCAAAAAAATCTTTGTTTTTAAACTGATATGCTTCCGGTGTTTCCGGCGCGCCAAGTTTTGTATAAACGGATCGCCATTCTTCCGGAGTTGAACCGCCTTTTGGAATAGCAATTTTATCAGCGCCAATTAATCTTTGCGCGTGAACATAGCTTTTTGCCAGGGAAGCCGAGTCCGTGAAGTTTTTTAAACTTGGTTCTGATCTTAAATCTTCGGGTAGTGAATCAATAAATGTAACTGGTGCAGCTTCGGCTGCTCCTTGAGATCCGGCATCGGCCTGGGTTGTCTCTTCACTCATTTGTATCTGTCCTTTCGGGTTCCTTTTCTTCGGTCATCATCCTGGTAATTAAAAGTAAAACGCTGCGTTGACCTTCAAGAAAAGCTGATTGGTGTGGATCACCAGGAACAAAAGTCGTTGCGTTAAAATAAAATCTTTTTCCCATATCGGCCATAACAGCCTGGCCATCGTCGGACGCAAAGGTACGCCGATAGGCTAACTTTAATTCTTCAAGTTGTTTCATTAACTAACAGCCTTAACCATTGGCGCTGCCTTTTGCAGTTGTTCCGCTTCAAGCATGGCTTGTTGCTGTTCAGCCTGGGCCTGGGCCTGTTCTGCCTGTCGCTGCCTTAACTGCGCTATTTCTTCCGGTGAGCGCAAGATTGTAGCCGGTATACCGGTAGCACTTGCAACATACTTAACAAGCCTATCACCGTCCAAATAATCCGCTATAGGAGCAAATTCTCCAAGCTGCGCCATAACTTCTATTCCACGCGTTACCGTCTGCAGATCTGTCATTTTCTGCGCTTTAGCAAGAGGACTGACATATTCTATATCAATATCCTGGCCACTTAAAAACTCCGGAGCCGGAGGGAGGAGCCGACTCCGGAGCAACAACGCAAAAGACCTAGAGATGAGAGGTTGGAGCAATTCTTGTTGCAATCTTCCTACGACTGGTCCAAGAAGTCTCATTTTTTCTTCGTTGCGTTGTAATACCTCTGTTGCTGTCATATTAGAGCCTTGCCCTAATAACAGTTGGTCAACATAAAAAGCCTGGCGAATAGCGTTTCTTCGCTGTTCTTCCATTTGAAAAGATAAAGGATTGTTTGCGCCAGTTTGCAAAGGCTCAAGTCTATCCCTGGTTCCTGTTCGGTAAAAGTTTAAAGCGCCCGGAGTTGTTCTTACCGGCAACACAAATCCATCGTCCGGAACCATTAATGGCGGATCCGCTTGTTTTTGGGCCGAAACAATGTTGACTTTGGCCATTGTGTTTAACATTTTTACGTCTGGAAGCGCAGTCATGGCCGGCGCGCGTCCATAGGTAGACACAGAATCTTTTACAAAACGCGGAACCATCATAGGAAATTCGTCAAACCCGCTTTCGCTTAGTAACATTTTTGACTCAGCACAATAATAAATTGATGCAACAGGCTTATTTTCTGATTTTTTACTTGTTTTTTTTGTTGTTTCTCCGCGCGGAAACAACACATGAACAATAGGATGTTCGCTATACGGATCCTCGACAAGCGCTTTTTCTATTTTTTCTGGTAAATTCTTTTCGCCAAAACGCTGCGCTACGGCCCTGGCGGTTAAATCAAACTTACGATAGACCGTATCAACCCGGCCATTATGATCTTCGGATATATATATTTCTGCTATACTGCGCGTTGAAAATCGCAAGGTTTGTGTATCATCAAGTTCCACAAAGATTGCAGCCGTACCAAAAACACACAAATCAAAATATAATTCGTGTATTTCCTGTTGAAAATTAGAACGCTGAAACGCCTCGTACATTTGTTCTGTAGAGGATTCAAGCCATTCTTTTGCTTCATCGTTTTGATTTAAGTCTGGATTGCGATACCGCATTTGAAACCAGGGCGAGGATGGCGAAGTTAGCATCCCATGCAAAGAAGATGAAAGTAATTCAACCGCATGAATGGCCGTTGCATCAAAAATTAATTCTGTTCTTTTATCCCCTTGCGTTCTTCTTTTTGTTATATCCGCTTTTCTAGGAAGCATATAATCCGCTAGTTCTTGCCAATGCTTTTCCCAATTTGATCGTTTGTCATGCAGCGTCGAAAAACGCTGATCCAGGGATTCAATCATAGGATTTTTTTCAATAGCCATTGCGTTTCCTATTCATTGCAGATGGAGCCTTTATTCCGGCTATTGCGCGCCCTTGAGAACGCCCGGCCATCTTTTGCATTAATCTTTCCAGGGGATTTACCGTACCCATTTTTTTATTCTTGGAAGGTTGTGGGCTTTTCTTTCCCATTTTCCCGGCTAAATTCATACGATCATACCGCCCATAAGAGATCTTGTAGGCCGAGTTGGAGCGCTTGAAAGTAATCCTTGGGCCGAAGTTGCTATGGTTGATCTTCGTCCTTGCCTGTAACTATCTATGGCTTCATCTTCTTCTTCGCTTTCACTTATAACTTCGGCTATATCCGCTTCGGCTGCACCACCGGCTGCGCTGCCTGTAAAGCTGTCATTATCCACACCACCGGCTGTAAACCCACTATCACCGCTTAAACCGCTTGCTACCGCTTCATAACTGCCCGAAGCTGCTGCTGCCTGTTCAGCGCCAGATGTATCGGCTGCAGACGCAATCGCTGCTATTTCCGCTTGTTGTTCTGCGGTTAATTCAGAACCATCACTTGTATTTCCACCGGCATCAACGCCTGTAACATTTGTATCGGCTGCAGCTTCAACACCTTCCATTGCGTCGGCGACAGAACCAATGCCATCGTTAGCATCTAAATCATCTGTAGAAAGGCTTGTATCATCTTCAACGGCCACTTCTGCATCAGCCGTTTCTTGATCCCTGGCAGCGTTAAGCGCTTCATTAAACTTTTTAACACGATTTGTAACGGACATACGATTACCCGACGGTCCTCTATCGGGAAGATCTATGCCAAGTCGTTCTGCGTCGGCCCTTGCATCGGCAGATATATCAGCCCGGTATTCGCCATCTCTTCTGCGTTTTGTTACATACGCACCGCCAGATGCTTCTCCGGCAGCTTTTCTTTTGGCTTTGTTTTCTTCTGTTTTATCTCTGCCTTGTGTTTTTTCACCTACATTGTTGTAGCTTCTGGAACGCATTGCGTCCTGGCGCGCAGCCGTAGGATTCTGAACCTTATATCCAAATATACTTAATGCCATGCCCTATCCTTTTTTATTCTTATTGCGCTTTGAAATATTGCGTGATTTGCTACGCGCATCCGCTTTACTGCTTGCACCCCAATCATTGAGAGATTGCAGAAGAGGCGTTTTCTTGCCGTTTTTTCTTTCCGGACCAGGCATATTACCCATTCTGGCCAGAAAACTTGCGCGTCTTGGATTATCCCCAGACTTTACCGGCGCGCCCATACTATCTTTTCTTCGCTGTTTTGGCCGAATCTCGAAATGCTTTGGCCGTTGGAGCGCCTTTGCTGCCAGGCTTTCGCATTTTTTCTCCGCTACCGGCTGCTATTCTTTTTCTCTTCGCATGAAGATTCGCATATAAACCAGGTTTTTTAGCCATTTATCATTCCTTTTGCTCCCAAGCCTCATTTACATTTGGAGTGCTTGGGTCGTCGCCTTTTAGCGTCCCATCTGCATTTCTGGCTCTTTTTCGCTTTGCAGTCGTGGTGGCTTTTTTTGTTGAACTTTTTGTTTTCTTTTTAGGCTGCGAAGGGGTTATAGTCTGCAATGGCTTTTTGTTGGGGGGGTCTTGAGAAATTACGCGTTTCCCGCAAACCAACCGCCAAATACCTAAAGGCATCGCTGCAATGCGAACTCCAATCGTGGACAGGACTTGCCCGAAAACTTCTATTCTTTTCATTATAGGCGCGGTGATACTGCCTAAGAGCTTCCAAACCATGTTTTGTGTTCTCCCTGTCAAACCAACAGCGCGGTATCAACATCTGCGCTGCGTGGATTCCGTCCTCAAGAGGAAGTTTTGGAACCACCCTAAAATTTAATCCTAGATCCCAGGCAACCTCCCGGCGCGATTTTCCGCTCCCTAGTTCCCTAACCTCAATATCGTGAGGCGCATTATGATCCCCATAAAAATAATTCTTAGAAGATAAGATTTGGCAGTAATGCGGTAAACCTTCGTTCCTCGCTTCATAATAATCTATAACATGAACAGCCCGGCCTACTGTTTGGGTAAACCAAATAGCGCTACTATCTCCAATCCCTAAATCCCACCAGGTATCCACCTTCGCAGAAGGATCATAAGGAACATTACAAATTCGCCCTTCATCAAGAGCATCTTGCATTTCTTTTCCAAAGATTGATCCCGGAACATTCGCCACCCAGGAACACTCAAACTCCTGTTCATACTGGTCCGAAGTCATCATAGCCCTGGCAGCTTCTAATTCTTCACTGTCAACAATTCCTGTTTCACTTGCCCTATAGGTTACAGCTAACCAATCCTTGTCATTCACAGCCCTCTCATAAGCCTCATAGAAAGCATTATGACCTCTTGGTGTACCTATCAGTATCCCCCAACCTTTGCGGTCACTCAGCGCCGGCCGTATAATCTCCGGAAGCACAGATTCGGGCATGTCTGCATATTCGTCCATCACGACACCATCAAGAAAAATTCCACGAATGGAATCAGGCCGTTCTGCGCCAAGAAGCATAATCCTGGCTCCGTTGGGTAAGTCGCACCTCAGTTCCGTCTCATGAAAAGAAACGCCCTTTATAACACCCGCAAATTCTTTCAAATAATCCCAGGCCACCGATTT